AGCAAACGCTGGTCGCCAGCCTGTAGGAGCGCACCGTGAGCGCCAGTATTACCTTGGCCGGCGAAAGCCAGATTGCCCAGAAGCAAAGTCAGAAAAAACCGCTGATCATCACGCGGTTCATATTTGCGAACGTGCCCGGACTGAACCCCGAAACACCGGTGGATCGAGCTGCCGGCAAGCCATCTGCGGGCCAAATCGTTCAGGTCTATGACATCCCGGAGCAAAACGCCGGATTCGTGAACCCCAACCAGGTGGTGTACAGCTGCCAACTGGGGTCGGACATCGGCGACTGGGACTTTAACTGGGTAGGCCTTGAGGACGCTGAGGGCGTGCTGTTCGCCGTGTCCTATGTGCCGTTGCAACAGAAGCGCAAGAACATCCCGCCGCAGCAGATCGGCAACAACGTCACCCGCAACTTCCTGGTGGCCTTTGACGGTGCCATGCAACTGACCGGCGTGAAGATCGACGCTAGCACCTGGCAGCATGACTTCACGGTGCGCCTTGCCGGCATTGATGAGCGTGAGCGCCTGAGCAATCGGGAGATGTACGGCCGCGCCTGCTTTTTCGGTAAAGCTCTGGCGTTCGCAAAGAGCGAAAACGGGTTCCAACTGAATGCCGGTACGGCCTACATCGAAGGCATTCGGGTGTTCATGTCAAAGCCCTGGCCATTCACCGGCGTTATTCCCGTTGGAACAATCACCCTCGACGTGTGCCTGGAACGGCAGTTAAACGATCGGGTGGCGACGTGGAAGGTCGTCTATGGAGAAAAGGGCGATTACACCGACGCGGCTGGCGTTCGCCATTACTGCGTGCCGCTCGCCTATTACGCCTCTGCGACAGAAATCTATGACGCGCGCCCAGCGGAGCCGATCGCCGGCGCGCTCATGCAGCATTTCGCGGCGCGCGATGGCGATTACGCGAACCTGCGCGCCCGAGGTACGACCAAGGAAGACGTTGAACTGGGCAATCTGCCCAACGCGAAAAGCGATGACCCGAACACGAACAGCAGTGAAATTCTCGCAACGACGGCCGCACTCAACAAGTTGCAGAAACAGGTCGGTGATTCGATGACTGGCATGGTGGCCGGGTTTTCCATGAGCTGGCCACCGGAGGGTTGGTTGAGGTGCAACGGTGCGGCGGTTTCACGCACAACTTATGCGCGCCTCTTTGCAATGCTGGGCGCTCATTACGGCGCAGGTGATGGTTTGACGACCTTCAACCTGCCCGACATGCGCGGTTTGTTCCCAAGAGGTTGGGACGACGGTCGCGGGGTCGATCCAAGCCGAGCGTTCGGCACCTTTCAGGACATGATGATCCATTCCCACGCACACACGGCCTCGGCCGCAGCCGTGGGCGATCACCTGCACGCTGCCTGGACGGATGCCCAGGGTAACCACGTCCACCGAACCTGGACGGATGCGCAGGGTAACCACAACCACAGCGCGCCAAGTGCGCCGGGCGTTGGCCAAGGCGCCGGTGGGCCAAACACCATTCAGATGTCTGGCGGCGCTCATGAAACCTCATGGGCAGGAAATCACGCGCACAACGTCGGCATGGACGCTGCTGGTCACCACGCGCACAACGTGGGTGTAGGTGGCGGTGGTGCGCACACCCACGGCGTGACCGTAGCCGCCGCTGGCGGTACCGAAACCCGGCCGAAGAACTTGGCCCTCCTTTTCTGCATCAAGTATTGAGATCGAGCATGACCGAGAAAATCGTTTATCAGACCAACCACTTGGGCATCCTGGTGGGTACGGTGACCGCCGACGAATCGCCGCTGGAACCGGGCGTTTACATGATCCCCGGCGGATGCGTGGAGACAGCTCCGCCGGCAATCCCGGAACACAAAGCCGCCTGGTGGAACGGCAACGCCTGGCAACTGGTGGATTACTTCGGCGGTGCGGTGGTGTACAGCACCGACACCGGCGAGCCGCGCACGCTCGAAGGCTTTGAGCCAGTGCCGGCAGGCTTCACCATGAAAAAGCCCGGGCCGAACCAGATCTGGAAGGACGGGCAATGGGTCGATGACATTGATGCTGTGCTGGCCGCGCTCCAGGACAAAAAGCTTCAGGCGATCGGCGCCGATTGCGCGGCGTACATCGCCGGCGGGTTCAACTCCAGCGCCTTGGGCGAGGTGTACCGCTACAGCAGCGCGATCGACGACCAGGTGAACTTGAACGGCCAAGTGCTGCTGGGGATGGACGACACCTACCCCTGTTACGACGCCGACCAGGTGCTGGCTTTCCGGCCGCACACGATCGCCCAGCTGCAAAAGGTCAGTCATGACCTGGTTCGCTTCCGCCAGGCGGCGCAGCAACAAGCCGAGATCCTGCGCCAGGCGGTGGCCAGCGCCCTGAAAGACGAAGACCTGAAGGCGATGAAAGCCATCGTCTGGACGCCGCCGGCATGACTTGGGCACCGGTGACAATGCGCTGGCCGGAGCAGGCCACGCAGTGGATGGGCGAATTGTCAGCTGCCAAGGATCTGGCCGGCGGCGAACTGGCCAGCACCGCCCAGCGCCTGGCCGGATTGAATGGGCTGGCCAACACCAACCCGGGGCCGGTCGGCGATGCCGCAAAAGGTGCGATCGCGGCCGGGCGTGCAGCGCTGGCCGAGCAGTTGGATCAGGTGCCGGCGTGTCTGGTGGTGACGCCGTTTCAGAGCGGAATCGGCCAGGGCACCGGTTACCAGCGCTTTCTGTCGGCGCCGAACGTCCTGGAACACTTGGCCAAGAAACTGGAGGACGTCACCGATACCGGACGGCCATCCGGGCCGCAATATGCGCTGTCGATCCTGTTCTTGGGCACGCGCTTGGAACAGCTGGCCAGCGGACTGTCGCGGTTCAATGCGTTGCTGCCGATTCCCGACCTGGTACGCACTGAGCGCCGGGCACAGCACCTGATGAAACTGGAAAGCGAAAAGTGGGAGATTCCCGCCGCCGGCACGCTGCCACGTTGGCAAGGCTTGCCGCTTGAGCGCTGCACGGTGGTCAAAGCCGCCAAGCAATCCATGGCGGGCCAACTGGCCGTGTTGGAAGGCTACGCCGCCGACAGTTCACCGTTGGGGGATCTAGCTGCGCTGGCAGCGCGCAAGAGCGCTCAGCAGCAAGGCCGCGACCAACAGCTGGCCGACCTGAAAGCCTTGCTGACCGGGGGGAACCCTGACGTCAGCATGCGCGCGCGGCTGATCGGCCCAGGTAATCCCAGTGAGCTGAGCCGCGACCTGCTGAGCGGTGATGCGCCTGGGCATGAATGGGTGCAGTGCGCCGGCCTGTTGTTGGTGGGCAGCAAAGAAGGGCTGAGTTTCGTACAGGAGCTGGTGGGCCTATGACGCTGTTGCTTGATGGGCAGAAAGTCCAGGGAAAGAACCTCAAGGTCACCGCCAACCTGCGTATCGAGAGTGGCGACATGTCGGGGCAGACCAGCAACACCGACAAAGCCCACAAGGGCTTCAAACCCAAGACGCTGGCCGTTTCGCTGACGATCCCATTTGTCGATCGGACTCAGTTGACTGATCTGATGCGTCTGGCGGAAGCCACGGCAAGCGGGGGCCAGTTGCACCTGTACCGGGTCGTCAATGACACGGCCGAGGCGTTCGGTGTGCGCCAGGTGGAGTTTTCCGAGGGCGTCAGCGCCCGGGAGGCCGATAGCCTGAAAGCCTGGCTTGTGCAGTTCACCCTGAGCGAGCGCGAGTCGAACCCGGAGAAAGTCGAAGGCCGGCGCGCCGGCAACAAGGTCAACGCCCAGGGCGCACCGGGCAGCTCCGTGGGTGATGCCGGTACCGGCGGCGAGTCAACCAGCGACAACCCCGCTCTGAGCGGCTTTGAAAAAGTGTTGGGGCGTGTGGATAAGTGGCTGGGCGGGAGTGAGCAGAAGTGAAACTGCACAAAAAGCTGGCCATCAATGGCGCGCCTATCACACTTATCAAGGAGGACGTCCGTCTGGACGCCACCAGCCCCGGCCGGGCCAACTTCACCGTTCAATCGACGGAGCCGCTGAAAGGGCTGGTGACGCTGGACATCGGTTACAACGAACGCACGCTGCAACGGCACTTTATCGGCTACGTCGAGCGCTGCACGGCCGCCAATGCGGTGGAACAGGTGCTGTTCTGTCGGGAGCTGGCCGCTGTGCTGGCCAACCCGCTGCCGTTGAACCTGCGTCACGTGGATCTGCGCGCCGTGCTGGCCGAAGTCAGCGAGCAAACCGGTTTGCGCTTCCGTATTCCCGACCAGCCTTACGCCAGCGTGAAGGCGCCGTATTTCTACAGCCTCGCCGCCGGTTACCAGGCGATGGACAGCCTCGCCCGGGTATTCAGCATCCCCGACTTTACCTGGCACCAACTGGGCAACGGTGAAGTGTTCGCCGGCAACTGGGCCGACAGTTTTTTTGGCGCCCGGGCGCCGCTGCAAATCCCCAAGGAGCTGTTCGACGGTTACCAGGGCAACCAAAGTGCGATGGTCGCGGCCCTTCCCGGGTTACGACCAGGTGCAACTATCAACAACGGCGAGCGCATCACCAGCGTGACGCTCGCCAATGACCAGATGGCCATCCGATGGAAGACGCAATCCGCCGCGCTGTAGAGCGCCAATTTCCCGAACTCACCGGCGGCTACCACTTGCCGCGCTTCGCCTTGGTTACCGCCGTGGCCGACGCGCCGGCGGATGCCGGAATCTGCGACGACTTCCGCCCGCGCTACGCCGTAGACATTGTGGTACTCGGCGCCGACGACGAGCCAGACCCGGCCATACCGCCGCTCACTGGCGTTCCGTTGCCGCTGCC